GTCGCCAACCCTGTATATCCTCGGTGTAATGACGCATGACTTACCGGACACAGGCGAGAAAGGTTACTGCACGACGTGGGGTTTTGTGCGTGGGGTAGATACTACCGGGACTGACGTTAGTGAGACTTGGTCAGTTGGAGACGTTCTTTATGCCAGCCCAACAGTCGCCGGTGGGTTTACTAACGTCAAACCTACAGCCCCAAATAACGTTATCCCGCTGGCTGCGGTAATTATTGTAGATGCTACCGACGGGGTTATTTTTGTGCGCCCCACAATCCAGCAGATGCAGTACTACGGGGACTTTTCGCGGACAACCGATTACTCCCCTGCCGCAATAAATACCGCCTACGCCATTCAATTTGACACAACACGGATCAGTAACGGCGTGGTGATTGGATCGCCAACTTCTAGGATAGTAGTGCCTGAATCAGGGTTTTATGATATATCAGTCACTTTGCAGTACTCCAGTAGCAACTCCTCAAATAAGAATATTTATAGTTGGATCAGGAAAAACGGCACGGATATTAGCCAGTCATCTAGGATCCTGACCCTGAATATTAACGGCGGGTACTCCCCCGTCTTGATCTCGGAGTCAGTGTCGATGGACGCCAACGATTACATTGAGATCATGTTTGCCACTACGGATACGGCGGTTAGTCTAAACGCAGCCCCGGCAACGGCTTTCGCCCCCGGATCTCCAGCAGCCAATTTAGTTGTAACTCAGGTACAACAGTAGCCAACACTTGACAAATCAAGGATAATAAGACCATGCAATATCCCGTGATCGCCCAACCCCAATACGGCTTTGCGCCGACGATGCCCATGATGGCTAAAGGCGGCTCTGTCGAAGCCGAAAACGTCCGCGCCCAAGGCCGTAACAACGACACGATGCTGGTGCACATGACTCCCCGTGAAGTCGGTGGGTTGCAGGCTCTGGCTATGCAGCATGGTGGTTCGCTGACGATTAACCCAAAGACGGGGCTTCCTGAAGCTGGGTTCCTTGATGCGATTTTGCCAATTGCGGCAGGTTTTGCCCTTGGCCCTGCGGGTTTTGCACTGATGTCTGCTCCAGCAGCGGCGTTAACGGTGGGTGGTATTACTGCGTTAGCAACAGGTGACTTGGGTCGTGGCTTGATGGCGGGTCTGGGCGCGTTTGGTGGTGCCAACCTTGGAACTGCGCTATCTACTACGGGTGCTGGTGCTGAAACCTTAGCGGCTCTTCCAGAAGCAGGTGCCACGGCACTTCCAACCGCAGCAGAACAAGCCGCAGGCCAATCGTTGCTTTCTCAAAGTATTAGTGCAACACCGGGGATGTCTTTGGCTCCGGGGGCGGCGTCGCCTTACGGCACTGGGCTTTTACAAGCAGCAGGGACACCCACAATACAAGCCGCCGCACCGGCATTAACCATGACCCCCACACAAGTGGCTGCAATGCAGGTTCAGCCTAGCTTCTCTACCGTAGGCTCAGGCGTTTCTGATCTTGCTTCCCCTGGAGGTTTTGGTCGGTTTACTAATGCGTTCTCAAATGCTTCTGGTGGAACGATGGGCACCACGCTGGGTGTAACAGGTATGGCGGCTCCAGTTTTAAACGCTATGCAGCCAACGTATGACTTCCCGACTGCTACGCCAGAGCCCTCTAATTACGCTGGCCCTTACACGCCCACACCTCGTGATGTTAGGTACCCAACTGCTGGTGAGCGTGATACAAGCCGTGAGTTTAGCTTCTTTACGCCATCTAACCCGGTGCCATACGCTGAGGGCGGTAAAGTTGATGAGCGAGGGTCTGTTCAGATGCCCAGTGCCGACTATGTTGCCGGTCAAAATCCAGAGTTTAATTACGGATTTAAGCCCGTTAGCATCGAGGGGCGCAGCGAATTAGGCATGACTCCTGAGCAACTAGGCAAGTTCGCCATGGGCGATGCGCTGTCAAATGTGATAATTGGTGGGCCTTTTAAGCCGTTGCTTAAAAAAGCAGGGGATCAGTTAAAGGGTGATACCAGCGCATACACAGACCTTTCTGGATACGAATACGATCCACAAACACAAACCATGCGAAAGATGGCTAACGGTGGGGTTGCTATGCTATCTAAAGGTGGTTCTGTACCCACGCTTGAAAACGGTGGATTTGTGCTGACCAAGAAGGCTGTGGATGGCCTTGGCAAAGGTAGTAACAAAAAGGGCCAGCAAGTAGCATCTGCTGGACTTGGCGCTATCCCCATCAAAGGCCCCGGCACAGGCACCAGCGATTCTATTAAGACCAGCATCGACGGCAAGCGTCCGGCTCGGGTTTCCAATGGTGAGGCTTACATCCCTAAGAAACAGGTTGCCAAGCACGGGGGTGCTAAAAAGTTTTATGCGTTAATGAAAAAAGCTGAAAGAGCCGCTGCATGATGGAGTTGCAGATCAGCACGATGTGGATTGAGAGGCTCCTAAAAAAGCCCTTCCATAAGTACTGTCTGCTGGGCGATAAGAAGTACTTTGACCCCCATTACTTCCCGGTTGCCAAGGAGTTGGAAGATAACTTCCCCGCTATTCAAGCCGAACTCAAAGAGATATTGAAGCGCTACGACGACTTTGCTCCCTTTCAGAGCATCTCGCCAGACCAGACTTACATCTCTAACGATGACAAATGGCGGATGTTCTTTTTTAAGGCGGCTGGAGTTAACTTTGGGCGCAACCAGAACTTTGCACCTGAGACTTTTAAGATTCTGAACAAGCACAAGGACGTCATCTCAGCCTATATTTCTGTGCTTGGTCCGCATAAAATGTTGATGCCCCATGAGGGGCCGTGGTCTGGCATCTTGAGGATGCACTTGGGTGTGGTGATCCCTGGCGACAAAGCCTGCACGCTGGTCAATGGTGGGGAGAAGTACCACTGGGAAGAAGGCAAGACGGTTCTGTTTGATGACACGTACGAGCATATTGCCGTAAATGAGACCGATCAGATTCGTGCCATCTTGTTTCTGGATGTTATGCGCCCCCTGCCCCAGCCATGGAAGTTTATGAATTGGGCAATTTTGCGGTTGTCAGTTTTGTTTCCGTATATCTGGGTGCCATACTTTAGACATAAGCGCTGGGAAAAAGAATTCTACGGAGAGAGCGAATGCAAGTCACCATGGTCCCCCGTCAGCATGTTGATGAAGTCTGGAGCCAAGTTAGCGGATACTTGGAGGGGGCTGCGGAATACACTCATGGGCGCTATGATGTGGATGACATTTACGACGCAATCATGGATTACGACCATACGCTCTGGATTGCGTTTGACGAGCAGGGAATCAAAGGAGCAGTTGTAACGAATTTCGCACACTACCCAAAGAAAAAGTTTTTGGTAATGACGTTTTGTGGTGGGGTGCAGTTGGATCAGTGGAAAGACCCGATGCTAAAGTTGTTTCAGCACTATGCACACGATACTCAGTGTGACGGAGTCGAGGCTACTGCACGTTTGGGATGGACAAAAATATTTAGAGACGACGGGCATAAACCGTTGTGGCAAACGTTTCAATTACCTGCGGCTGACGCGGGGCTAGGAGCACAAAATGGGTAAAGGCGGAGGAGGCGGCGGAGCACCCCCACCACAGAATCAAACAGTCACGCAGACCAACCTGCCAGAATATGCTCGTCCGTATTTTGAGAACATTATGCAGCGGGCTCAGGCTGAGTCTTATCGGCCTTACACCCCGTATGAGTCTGAGCGAATTGCTGGGTTTACGCCGGGACAGGTAGCAGCGCAGCAAGAAACATTGGGCATGCAGACGCCGGGGCAATTTGGTTTTGGCACAGGGCTTACGGGTGCTGGCGGGATTGGGGCGCTTGCGTCTGGGCAACAATATATGGGCATGGCTACAAGCCCCGGTGCTCAACAAGCGTTTATGTCGCCCTATATGCAGAACGTGGTCGATGTGCAGAAACAAGAGGCGATTCGTGATGCGCAAAAAGGGTTGCTTGGTCAGAATCTAGCCGCAGCGCGTCAAGGCACTTATGGTGGCGCCCGTCAGACACTTGCACAGACCGAAAGAGATCGGAATCTTCAGGCGCAACTAGCGCAAATTCAAGCTGCTGGTTCTCAGAAAGCGTTTGAAGCAGCCCAACAGGCGCAGCAGTTCGGTGCAAACTTGGGACTTCAAGGATTTGGGCAGGCCGCACAAGCGGGTGCTGCGATGGGTCAACTTGGTGCGCAGCAACAACAAACGGATCTTGCACGGATTCAAGCACAAGCAGCGGCGGGTGCCGAACAGCGTTCACTTGAGCAACAAAGACTTGATACTGCTTACGCCGACTTCTTACGCCAGCGTGACTACCCCATGGAGCAGTTGGGCTACTACAGTAACTTGCTACGTGGAGTGCCGGTACAACTTGGATCTACGCAAACAACTTACGCCCAGCCTCCATCAATGATCTCTCAGGTCGGTGGTCTTGGTTTAGCGGGCCTTGGGCTGTATAACTTAGGTAGAGGTTAATTATGGCTGGCCCATACGAACTCCAATCTCCCAAAGACATCGCCATGGAATATGGCGGAAATAAACAGAAGATTGCCCAAGCGGCTCAGATGGGTCTGGTCGATCCTACGGCAGCGGTGCTGGCTGGGATGTTTATTGACAAAATGCGTACGGCCCAGCGGGAGGAAATGACTCCAGAGACTACGGTTGCTCAGGACGTTATGGCTCCTCAGATGGCGGCTGGCCTCGGTGCTACACCCCAAGCGGCTATGGCTCCCCAAATGCCTCAACAAATGCCTCAACAAATGCCGACCGAAGCGGGTGTGGCTGCGCTCCCGGTGCCTGATGAGATGGTGCCTAACGAGTTTGCAGGTGGTGGGATTGTTGCGTTCGCAAATGGTGGTACACCAGTGAATTACGCCCAGTTTGGGGCTTTTGGTAAGCGCCTTGAGGATGAGGCTAAATTACGGGAACAGTTCTTAGGGCCTAACCAAAGCGTCGCTGATCTAATGAGCTATGTTCAAGGACTAGAAGGTAAAGCAGGTGAGCGTGCTGAACGTATGTTTAACCTTCGACTTGCACAAGCTGGCCTCGGCATTGCTGCCGGACAATCTCCATACGCGCTACAAAATATAGCCACTGGTGCCGCTCCTGCCTTGCAAGGGTACGGTGAAGACATCGCCAAACAAGAAGAAGCCGAGTTTGGACGTAAGAAAGCACTGGCTGAACTTGGTGGTAAAGAGCGTGCTGAGAAGATAGGCGTTTTTGAAGGTGCTAGGAAAGCAGAGGAATCTGCGGCTGATCGCGCTAACAGACTTGCTATCGCTAGTATCCCATCAAAAGAATTGCAAGTTGCCAAAGAGCTTATGGCTAAAGAGCCTGGCTTGACTTACTTAGAAGCAGTCGCTAAAGCATCTCAAGCACTTTCACCAAAGGATACGTACACCTCTACACGAAACGCTCTTACTGCGGCAGCAAAAGTTGCCAATGATGAAATGGCTAGGCTAGAGTTGTATAACTCAGATATTCGAGAACTCTCCAAGAAAGCTGCTGCTGGGGATGAAGCCGCTAAAACTAAATACAATGAAATTAAAAAAGGTGTAGAGAAGAGGGTGTTTGAACAGTTCCAAGTAGAAGGGGTAGACCTAAGCGGTGGTACACTAGAGCGGCCTAAAGATTTAGCACCACCACAAGGGGCTATTGATGCGTTACGGTCTAACCCTGATTTAGCTGTACAGTTTGATCAGAAATATGGGGCAGGAGCCGCTGCAAAATACTTAGGGAGATAGGTGTGGCTAACTTTTTTGATAGGTTTGATGCCCCTACGCCTACTGTTGTTCCTAAGAAAAAAGATCAACAACACAACTTCTTCGACCAATTCGATGAAGCGCAACCCCCTACGCAACCCCTTGCGCAACCCCCTACGCAACCCCTTGCGGCAGAAGAACCCGTATCTACGGGTAAACCCGCATCTGTTATTCCTCAACTACCGGTAGCGCCTATAGAGTCGACTGTTCCGGAAGATGAAGGGTTTTGGGCTGCTAACTACCGATACGCCAAAGACGCACTGATCTCTGGATTTGAAAACCTTCGGGCTAATACCAAAGGTGAAGCGTTTGCCATTGCTCGTGGGTACATCCAAAGTTTTGAACGTGAATACGGTGGTCCTGGCGTACCTCTTGCCCCTCCTGATGTAAAGAAAGAGTACGAAAAGTACAGATCGGAAGCTGGACAGTACGCCCAAGACATCGCTAACTTCCAAAAAGAAGCACAAGAACGGCAGCTTGCAAGCCCATTACGCCCTGAAACTGCACGACTTAAAGCAGCCATGGGGGATGACCTTACTTTCCTAGAGTCTGCTAAAGAGGCTGGGGCTGCGTTATTTTCCAATCCGGTTGGAGTTATTGCCGACTTAGGCGCTGAGTCTCTGCCTAACATGGCGTACATGGTGGCTACTGCTTTGATAGGTAGGCTGGCTGCACAAAACCCGACGATTGCGGCACAGGCTGGAGGCTTAGGGTCGGCTGCTACTCAATTCGGTAACGAATATGTCGACCGGTTGCAGAAGGGTGAAAGCCACGATGAAGCTTGGAAAAATGCGTCCATTAGGTCGGGAGTCATTGGCGTCTTTGATGCGGTGTCCCTAAAAACTGCGGGTTCTGCTGCTGGCAAGATCGTCGAAGCACTTAAAACTGGCAAGCCCGCTTCTGTCGCTGCCAAAGAGTTCGTTAAAGAGACCGGGAAACAGGCTGGTCTGGGTGGTGCAGGTGAGGCCGCTGGATCTTTGGCTATTGGAGAAGTGCCTAATCCTGCTGCGGTAATAGCAGAGATGGCGGGTGAGACAGTAACTGCCCCGTTTGAGGCAATCGGCACCTACCAAAGAGTTAAAGGGATCGAGAAACTTTCCAAAGAAGATCAAGCAATTGCAGACCTTGATAGGTTGGCTGCGGAGGAAGAAGCCGAGGCCGCTGAAGCTGGTGTCGGGCCTTTGGTTAGCGAAGCAGATTTGTTCCCCGAAGAAGCTGGCATACCGTTAGAGGAAACAGTCCCTGCTACGTTAGACGAACTGAAGAAGATCGACAAAGATCTCAGGAAAAAACTTGGGCGTCCTCCGACTACTGATGAAGTAGAAAGGGCATTAAATGACTTCGAACGAGAAAAAACAAGACGTCTTCGAGTTGAGTCCGGAAGAGGTGAGCCTTCTGTTCCTGTGTCTGGCGCAGAAGAAGCTCGTGCGGGAGTTGCCGGAGCACCTGAAAGAATTGAGCCTAGAGGATTGGGCGCAGGTGTCGGGCCTGTTGTTAGCACTGGAGCACGAAAAGAGCCAACACTTGGTCCATTAGAGCCGACTTCATTTGCGGCTGAGTCGGGGGATTACATAGTTGATGATGTTATCAACGAAGATCAACCACAACAGGTACAGTTATCTGTTCGCCCAGATGGAACGGGAAGCGTTATCTATAAAGATAGGGTGATGGATGTATCCGAGATGATTCAATCCGGGTACACGGCAGAACAAATTATTGCCCAAAAGCTTGGAGTAGATACGTCCGGCAGAAATGTTAAAAAACTCGGTGCACTAACGCCTCCTTCTACCCCAACTACGAAACCGGAAGATACCTATATATTTAGTGAGATGTTCCGTTTCGGGAGCGAAAGTCCACCCTTACAGAACTACTTTAAGACGTACTTTGGGCTTCCAGCTAAATCGTTACCTGCCGCAGCTAGTAAGTTGATGCCTCTTCTCCAGCGAGCAGAGGAGCTTTATAACAGGTCTAAACAAGCTTACGATCAAAGTAATCAGCCACGCGGTGTAACGTCGCCTGAATATAGCGAAGTTTTTAAAAACCTACCGAGCGGTGACGTACGACGGCTAGCCAACACCGCTTTGGCTATTGATAACAAGTACAAAACTAAAAGCAACAACCCCGAGCGGTTTGCCAAAGAAGTTGCTGATTTTGAAGCAAAGCTTAATGATCTTGAGGCTGCAATCGGCAATCTTCCACCCCCACTTAGTGATGAAGAGCGTCAGGCTAGACAAGCGGAATACGACGCAAAAAACCCGCCCGTCGATGTGCTTGGCGAAATCATGGGGGGTATCAGAAGAGGTATTACTGCCCCCTCTGACTCAAAGCCTGGTCCTCTTGGTTACGGAAGAGATAAATTTGAATACAGCGGTCTAGACCAGTTGGTTTCTTCTGGTGTAACCACCTATGAAGAGCTAGATAACCTAGAAAACGCATTTGTCGATAAGTACAAAAAGCTTGCTGCCGAAGGAAAGGTATCCCAAAAGGCGCTTGATTTTGTACAAGAGAGAAGCAGAAAGTACTTTGAGGAACGTGCGCAACAAGCGGCGCCGACCGAGCCGATTGGCCCAACTATGGCTGGTATGCAGGCAGAACTGGATGCTCTCAAGGCTGCTGGTGCTGAGGTACCGACATTCTCACCTCCTTCTACTGGTGCAGATAAGCGTGCGGCTAAGGCTAAAAGAGAGCGCAGCAAAGCGATTGCTAAGTTAGCTGCTGAACTCGGCGGTACTCCTGCTGATGAAGAAGGTGGGTTCCGTCCAGCGAGAGATGAAGAAGATGGCGGCGAGACTATTAAGGCTAAACCGGGTGTAAACGCACGTAGGTTGAGCAAGCTGCTCGGCCCGAAGTTATATGGCGAACCCTCTCAAATGCCGAATGTGTCGGTTAAAGAGATGGTGCAAAACGCCTTTGACGCCATCAAGCCGATGCAGGAAAAAGGTCAGCTTGTTAAGGGCAAGATTGATATAACAGTAGACAAAGATACTCGGTCTATTACCGTCGTAGATAATGGCACTGGTATGTCGCCCGAAACATTGTCGACTACCTTCCTGACAATTGCAGGCACCAAAAAAGAGGGCGAGCGGGATTCAGGGGGTCTTGGTATTGCCAAGATGCAGTTCCTGTTTAATAACGACGAAATCCAAGTTGTTACTATGCGGGATGGTGTGGCTAGCGTATTGCGTAGTGATGGTGCGACTTTGGAAGCATCTATGGATGATCCGAGTGTAAGTCCGGACGTCACCGTCTACAAAGGCGACAACATCCCCGATTACATAAAACAAATTCTCCCAGAGGGGCATGGAACATACGTAAGCGTTGTAGTCCCCAAGTCGTATAAAGATACGTCGACAGGTCAAGACGTAGAAATAGACATCTCCGACTATTCCGGTGCCTACAAAGTGCTGAATTACAGCCCGCTGTTTGGGGACATAGAAGTAAAGTTTAACGACAGAACTTTAGGTATTGGCTCGAAGTTTCCATACGAAGATTACACAACGTTTGCAAACGTTACGTTTGATTGGGGTGTAGCACGAATTTACGTGCAGAAGGAACCACAGAAATACATGTGGGACGATAATACATCCGTTCTCTCAAACGGACTTTGGCAGTTTAATCTTAACCTTGAGGTTAACGACGAAAAGATCCCAAGAAGAATTTACGTCGATGTATCCCCTAAAAAAGAAGTCAAGCCGGAGGATGCTCGATACCCGTTTGACCTTAACCGACAGCGGTTCTCCCCTGCGGTTGAAAAAAGTTTTAGCCAAATATTTAAGTACTTGCGGCTTGCCTACAGAGCAGCCGACTTTGCTTCTAGTGTAGATAACTTTGGTTCTATCCAATACCTGGACCTTGTTGGCCGCAATGATGATGTCCAAGCATCCCCTCTTGAGAAGCTGGCTCCTACCCCTACGTCTGAAATATTTACAGCCACAGATATTTCTGAAGGCGATCAGATACAGGTTAAAGATGGGGTGCTGTACGTCAAAGGTAAAGCTGTCCGCGAGTTAACCGATGCGGATATGAAGTCCGCGACAATTGACGTTGACGAACTAAGGATTGATGAATCGTTGATTTCCAAAGACCGCGTCATGTTGCACATCAATACTGGCGTGGCAAAAGTCGACGATAAAAAAGTAAAAGAGTTACGGAATAAGGTAACTGCTCTCGAAGACGAAATTTACAAAAAGTACGGAACTTTTAGTGCTGAAGACATTGAAGATCAAGCCGGTAGGGCCGAGTACAAAGGAAAAATATCTAAACTAAGAGCCGAGATTAAAAAAGCCGAACAAGGGGATGTTACCTCTATAGCTGATATTGGACGCCAAAAGTTTGGTGCTAAATTTGATGAGTTTTTGTTTGATATCGGCAAGGCGTTTTTAGACCTACGGAATTTTGCGGCTACTTTAGAACCGAGGTTTTCAATATTCACAGACGAAGCAGTTGGAGTTAGCCTTGATAGCGGGTATCGGGGGGTCAGTATTAAAATTCCTTTTGCTGGGGTGTTCATCAACCCGTTTGCTCCAGCAGTTGCTAACCTTTCCGCAGCGGCGTCAGGTACTTGGGGTACGATGGTTCATGAGTTGGCGCACGTAACTGTTCGTAGTCACGGTGCCGATTTCACTGCTGAGATGCAGAGGATTAATCTGTTGCTCGATGCAAGTGAGATAGATGGCAACAACACTTGGCCTCAAATCAAAAACAGCATAAGACGGGCATACAGAGACTACAAAGATGTATTTGAGTACTTTAATAAGGAGCTAACTGATGGAAACCTTAAGCCTCTTGGAAAGCGCCTATCCGACTCTAGCGAAGAACAAATCGGAGATGGAGGGGATTCTGAGCGCGTGGCTGGATTTAGGGGCGCAACAGAAAGCGAGTCAGACCTATCTCGACGAATTGGCCTTGGCGCAGAAAACATTGGAGAAGAGCGCGAGCGTGCCCGAGATGCTGGCGAAGCTACGACGACAGACTACGAACAAAGAATCATAGAGTTAGGCTTAAAGGCCGGGGATATCAACCCGGCTATGGTGAAAGCCATAGCCAACAACGACCTCAACGGTGCGTTAACGATTGCATCCCAGAAGCTGACTGGTTTTTCTGCTGACCTAGCAAAAGCATTATTGGAGCTTAAGCTTCCAACAAACATTAGCTTTAACACTGGCACGGAATTGGTTCGTCGTTCAATCGACGATGCTACGCAGCCGCAACAGGAACGTTTGTTTCGGTACGTGCAAATGCACTACCCACAGGTTTACGACAAGTACTTTAAGAACTATGACCGTTCCGAGTCCTTAGAAAGTGTAGCGGCAGGACTGATTGAACTACAGAAACCCAACTACAACCTCGGCCCAGTTATTGCCGAATTCGGCGATGTGTCCGGTGCGTATAAAAAGTTTATAGAGGGACTGACTGCACCCGGTGCCTATTACCCTGCGTTTGATGAGATTGCTCTTAATACAGATACGCTGACTGGCAAAAGCTACCGCGTTTTCTTGCACGAGGTGGTGCACGCTGCAACCGAGTATGTGCTGAATACGTTTGGTACTCGTCCGCAAGACTTAACTCCGGGTCAACGCGCTGCGGCAAAAGAGTTGACCGCTATGTACGACTACGCCGTGGAGAAGCTTGGCAAAACTCCGTACGGCATGACTAACATCTACGAGTTTGTAGCCGAAGTATTCACTAACAAGAAGTTTCAAGACCTCCTTAAAGGGGTCAAGTACGAGCCCAAGAAGGCGCCTTTCTTTACCAGACTTGTGCGGGCTATCTTTAAAGCATTCGGCCTTGACAACCTTGCCGGTAACGCCATGGCTGAGGCGACCAAGATTTTCTCTGCGGTGCGCACCACTACTCCGTTGTCGATTGGTCCTCGGTTTGCTAAAACTGGTCCGAAACAGCCAAGAATCCGTGGCCCCGTTAGCCAGACATGGCGCACTGCGGAAGATGTAAACGCTGGCATGATCCAGATGTTTAATGATGCTCTTAGAGGTCGTCGGGAATGGAGTAAGGTACTGAAAGTTATTGGCCCATCCATGTGGGACAGCAGCACAGGTACGTTCCGCAGGGCGGTTTTAGGTTTTGCCAACCTCCGGCAGATTGATGATCTGACTAAAACGAAGTTCCCGCAGATCAGCGGTGCGATCCGGATGATCGAGCAGATGCTTGCCTATCGAGGCAATATCATGAAGTCTGCTGAGGACATCGTTACCAAGTGGACAAAGGCTCAAGCTAAGAAACCAAAGCAGGGGCAACTCCTTGGTCGAGTGATGCTTGAGACAACCATTCGTGGTATCGACCCAGATAAGCCCGGTACTAAAACCATGAACGCCGCGTTGGTGCAGGCATGGAATCGGCTCGACCCCGAGTTCAAAGAAATTTATCGGGAAGTCAGGGACTTTTATGAGCGATCCGTGAATAACATGGTCCGGGAGATGAAGCTTCGCGTGGCAAAGAGTGATAAGCCGCTGGCGGAGAAGAAGGCCGCTATCCGTGAGATTAACGATAAGTTTGGCCCAGATAAGTTAGTCAAGCCTTACTTTCCTCTTCGCCGATTCGGTAAGCACTGGTTCCAAGTTGGTAAAGGCAACTTCAAAGAATTCTACGAGTTTGAAGGCTCGTTAAGTCGTGAACTAGCGATGCGTACCCGAGAGGCCCAGCTTCGCCGAGGAAATGCACAACAACAAGCTTTAGCCGACACCATTCGGAAAGGTGATGGGATCTCCGAGTTGTTCACCCAGAATTTGACCACTACTCAGGTTCTTAAAGAAGCCGAAGACATTATCGACAATGTGACGGCTACAACAGTTGGTGACGCTAAGAAGGAAATGAAAGACAGCCTTAATCAGCTAATCTACATCCTCCTGCCGCAGCAGAGCATGCGCAAAATGTTCATCAATCGTAAAGCGATTCAGGGTGCGAGTGGTGACATGCTTCGTGTGTTTGCTACGAGCGCAGTGCACAGTGCTTACCAGCAGTCTCGGTTTAAGTTTGCCGAACCTTTCCTTAATAATCTTAACAATGCTAGGCAGTATATAGCCGACCGAGTCGAAGAAGGATCTATGAGTCGTGATCGCGCTGCGGTATATAGTGACTACATCACCGAAGTAGAAAGACGTGTTCCAACTATTCTTAGTAACGAGGACACAAGTCTCGCTGCGGTAGTTGCTGGTAAGGCATCTGAGTTGACGTTCTTCTACATGCTGTCGGCACCTTTCTCGGCGATGCTCAACGTGCTTGGTGTGGCTCAGATCACTATGCCTTATATCGGCGGTCGATACGGCTATGCCAAAACCAATGCTGTGATGTTGAAAAACTTGGGGCGTTACTTTGCAACAACACCGAGGCGGACACTTGCTCCATTAGCGCAGGGTAAGTTTATGGAAGTTAACTTTCCATCAATTGTCGAAGGTGCAAAGCTGCCCCCCATACTGAATCGTGCAGCCCAGCGGTTTATGGAAGAAGGTCAGATTAATATTTCGTTGACCAACGATCTTATGGATATGGGTGGGCGCCCTTCATCGTTGTATACCGGTCGATACAACATGGTCAAAAAAATGTTGTCCGGGTTATTCCATCAATCTGAAAGACTTGGCCGTGAGGTTTCCCTGCTTAGTGCGTTTGAGTTAGCGTACGATAAGTTTTCTAAGGCTCCCAAGAAAGATCTACGTGGAGTGATTGAGCGTGACGCTCAAGGCCAGCCGGTGATGAACACCCCCGAAGAAGCTTTTGAACTTGCTATCGCGGAAGCAAAAGATATTGTCGGTTTGTCTCTTGGTGACTTTACTCGGCAGATGAAACCTCGATATTTTGTGTCACCTTTAATGTCAGTTGTTACGAAGTTTAAACAGTACTCGGTATTAGCGACTTATGCGATTGTGCGTAACTTCTACTTCACTGTAGCGGCTCCATTCCGTAAAGGAGAGATCGAAGAGTTTCGACAGCAGATGGTTAAGGATAAAGTAAGCTCACAAGTTATTGATCAGCGCATTGCAGAAGCAGAAGCCCAGCGTAAAGAGTTGTACCGAGAAGGTAAACGCCGACTGGCTGGCATATTAGCGGTTACTTACATACTTGGTGGTAACGAAGCTTCTCCCTTCTACAGCATCGGTTTACAGCCGCTAGTTAAACTACTTGCCGACGAAGACGATGATGAATTCTTTGACTGGGAGAACTGGTTGAAGAACTACATGGAAGAAGAACTTGGCGGCGCTGCTGGAGATTTGTTTGCTGAGATGGGTATGGACCCTGAAAAAGCTGAAAAGGCTGGTCGGTTCGTCGGTGGTTCTTTGCAGCGAGGAGTAGTTACTGAGCTAACCGGCGGAGAACTTTCAAGTCGTGTTAGTCTTGACCCCAAAAACTTGTGGTATCGAGAAGGGCGGTACTCTCCTGATACCCGAGAAAGTGTCACACAAGAAATTATTGCTAACGCTGGCCCGGTTGTTGGCCTTGGATTTAACTGGATCGACGCCTATCGGTTGTTCCAAGAAGGTCAATATCAACGTGCTTTTGAAAGGGCTGCACCCGCTCTTATTTCAAAACCTGTCACCGCAGCAAGGATTGCTGAAGAAGATGCACGTACGGCCAGCGGAATTAAGTTAGTCGACAACTTCTCGGCTTGGGAACTTGCCATGCAGTCTATCGGGTTACAGCCTACTCGGTTGGCCCAAGCGCAAAAGTCCGCCATTGAAGCTAAGACTTACGCAGAAAAAATTAAAGACCGTAGAACTTCGTTACTTAATCGGCTCTGGCTTGAGCGTGATAATACAGAGGGCTTTAATGAAACTCTAGAAAAAGTAATTGAGTTCTCCCTGAAATATCCTGAGCACGAAATTACTCCCGAAAATATTCAAGAGTCTTTTGATCGTCGTGCTGAAGGACAAGCTGAAGCCGAGGCTATTGGGGTGCAGGTGGATAAGAAGTCTTTACCCAAAGCTTTGGAGATGTTGCGGTACGGTCGGCCTGACTGAAAAAAGTCCCCGCACTAGGCGGGGCTAAGAAGGAGAGTGACCATGAACCGTAGATCACAAGTCTATGGTACTACCGCACTCTCCATATACGCAACCCACGGATACCTTTTTCAATTACTACTTTGATAGTAACGCTGTATCCGAAGCGATTAGTGACCGCTAAGACCTCTTTTTTACCTTCCTCCACCCGCAAACAAGGTATAAAAAAGGACCAGCCGACTTTAAATTTAGTCCAGTCGACGTTATAACTAAGCTGGTTCACCCTCATTTGCTGGCTCTTCTACTGGCTCCTGCATGTCTTCTTCGGCCTGAGCGGCGGCAACATACAAGTCAGGGTCTATAAAATCGCCTCTGGAGCAGTCAAAAACATAGGCATCTACGGGTGGAACACTGCTTAACTTGGTGCCTTTGGACATGCGCTTCTTCTTGATGCCGCCATAGATCCCGTCGGAAGTTAGCCCGTTGAGCACATCTTTGAGGGTGATTTGGTTCTCCGTGCAGTACTTCCGGAAGTCTTTTGCCACGATAAACAGCTTCATCGTGTCGGGCTCCATGCGTAGGATCAGTTCTCCCCGTGGCTCTAGGATCGGCAGCATCTCTACCCCGGTACGCTTGTCGACCTCATCGTTGATGACCAAGGTGTTTTGGCGGTGCTTGTTCCAGAAATCCCCAACCACGCTAGCAAAGTCTGATACTGGTGGCGTAATTTCTTCTCGCATCTGGCTGAATTCTTTGAGCATCCACTTGAATACTCTGCCGACGTCAATGTCGATCAGGCCAAGCCTACGGGCAAAAAGAGCACCGGCGATGTTACAGGCAGCGATTGCAGACCAGAAACGTTCACGGCTTGTGAAGCCGACCTTCTTGTCGATGACCCGCTGTACGTCTTTAACCTCAGCAATACGCTCTTCAAGGTTGCATACCAAGTCCCGGATGTAGATGCGACCGGCATGTCCGTAGTTTGTGTACAACTTCGGATACATGTCATCAGCCTCGGCTTTGGTCAGCAACTTGGTCTCAGGGATGCTGTACTCGATGATCCGCATTAACTCACCATCGGGTGTGCCTTTGAGCGACTTCAGCTTGTCGACCAATGAGGCGTTAGAAGAGCAGAGTAATATGGTCTGCCACTTCGTCATGTTGATCCGCTCGGCATTTTGAGAAGCCTGCATACGTCCACGGCCTCGGCCTTGCGATACTGCATAAGCAAAGTCAGATGCTTCATCGGGCTTCATCTTGGTGATCTCGTCGCACCCCAACCCTAAGTTGTTCATGACGCCAAGCCTGTGTAGCCGGGTGTTCATCGTGTCACGCTCAATCAGCATCAGTTCTTCTGGGTGCCCAAAGACGCTGTGCATGGCCTTGAGGGTTGTCGTCTTACCGGTACCGGATGTGTTGTTGATCAGGTTGATGATGGCGCCTTTGAGGTTCAAGTGTTTTAGTAGTGGTGCACCAAAAGCGGTGAAGAATCCAAACGCATGAGGTTCAAACCCCGGTATGTCGTAAGTATTGATGACGCTCTTCCACTCTTCCAACGATCCAACCGGCTCAAAGTACGGAGATGCCTGAGATGTGTAGCTTGAAGGGGGGCTGTATCGGTCGCCGTCGGGGCAGATTTCTGCGTCCCCAACCACAAAAGATCCGTTCTTCTCGGTCCAACCAAACTGCATCCTCATTATTTCTGCTCCTTCTCTGCACTGTAGTTCTTTAACAAACGAAATGATGTAGGTCATGATCCCTTCCATCTGCTTCTTGCCGCCGATTACCCCGAACCAAGCAAGCCTGTCTCGTAGTTTTTCAGCGGTTAGCAGGTCGACTGCTGGGAGAGCAAACTCTCTGACCCCATCTCTGGGAGTGTGCAATCTCATCCATATTGTTTCCCCCTGTTGGGGATCTTTCATACGTTTTACAACGTAAAGGTCGTGTTCGTAGATTAGTATTGGATCGTCGTCATCCTCCAAGGGACGGCGATAGACCCCACCATTTTTTCCCCTGAAGTATGGGAACGGGTACTCGGGCACTGTGTACGTGACCGGCTTCGAAACATCCTCGGCTTTGTACTCGATGTGCGTCTCTTCGGACTCAAGAATCTCTTGCCCTAGCGTGATTGGAGAAGTCAGCTTGCCTTTGTGGGGGCAGTCATCACAACCACCGGGGTTGATCTTCTCGATGGCATCGCAGGTATATGGACCTTTGATCTTGTTAGCCTTATCTTCTGTGGCTTGTGCTGAGTATCCGTCATGATCTTTAGACACTTCGTGGATTGCCGTGTCTCTGTCGACGCAATACGACGCAATAGATAATGCCGCCCTCCACATGGGCTCTTCGATAGTGGCCTGCTCTTTGACAGCCTTTTCAATCTGCGCACACCCGGTGCCGTTTTCAACCTTCGCCCACAGAACAGAGAACCGATTCTGCTTGTTCCCCATCAACGACTTGGTCAACTCGTTGAGGTTAGAGGTGCCGTAATCAGGAGCGTCAGCAAGTTCTCCTACGCCAATAGCAGACTTAAATACTTCTAGGTCGATGTCGGGAGAAACGCACATCAAAGTAACGTCAAGTGGTGGGTCAGCCTTGAAGTTCTTCGTGTCAGGGATGCGCAGGATAGATGCGGCATCCGATGTTCTGGCGGGGTCGGCCTCAAGCCCTTTTAGGTGGCACAACTTTTTGAGTTGATCTGCGATTGGCTTCCACTGCTGGCGCGTCAGTTCTGATGTGATTCCCCAATAGGCATGGAGTCCACGGCCTGAGTTGACTAGCGATGGTTTGGGTAAGCCGACTTCGTTGCAGAAGTCCTTGAATGCAGCCAGCCCTTCGGCTTGGGTTTCGTATGGCTTGTTTGGCCCACAGTCGATGTCCAACCAGAAAGCCTTGATCAGCTTTACGTTGTCGGCGGTGCGGGTTGAGTTGGTCTCGTATTTGGCGCAAGCAAAATAAACGTCATAGTGCTTAGCTAGTAAATCTTCTGCGACCTGTTCTACTTCTTCTAGTGTCTGCACGAACACCTGTTTAGGCATCCCTGTCTTTTTCAGTGCTACTACGCAGTACCACCCCTTCGGGGAGAGAACCGCAGACAGTAAGTCTTTCATCGCCATAGCCGCCCTAGTGCACCGCGCAAAAAAGATGAGGCGTCAGGGGGCGCGGCGGTACCCCTTTTCGTTCCGTCGAACTAGACGCCCCGTTAGTCTATGCTAAAGCCAACCTTCTCCAAGATGGCAAAGATCTCGTCGGCATGACGCTTCCGTGGCATCCAGTCACCAGTAAACCATTTGTAAATGGTCATGCGGCTCACCTTCAGGTGCACAGAAACGTCATTGACGGGGATCTCTCTAGAGATGCAGTACCGCCCCAGCACAACGCCGGGGTTGTCGGTACTCGCCTCTAAATTAGCCTTGATGATCCTTGATGTATAACCTCGGTTGTCCATGGTTACTCATCGTCTGTAGACCACGCATTTAACACATCCACAAAGTCTTTCTTGGGGGCGGGTTCAGCGTTCTTCTTGCTCGGACGCTTAGTGGGTTCAGGGATCTCTTCTTCTACTGGTGCAGAAGCTTTTGGTGCAGAGATGGCTTTCGGCTTGCTGTCAGTCTGTGCCGGGGTTTGGCTGATAGCAGACTTAGCGGCTGGGCTGTTACCTTTCTCTCTAGCGGATTCCCACTCATCACGCTCCAAGAAACGCACGGGCTTGAAGGTCAGCTTGGGAGTAGCACTGTCGCTGTCGAGGCGCATCTCAGTGACAAGGGTATTGATGTTCTTACCCTGCGAACCAACGTACTTGGCGTACTGCTGGAACGGCATCTTATCGACATCACCACGACCAAAGATCGAGGTCGCCGCAAGCGTCAGTTGGTACACGTCACCCTGCACATCGTCAGCAAGCAACACAGCCAGTCGCTGTTGGAATCGGCAGGCACGGGAGTCACCCTGTCCTGAACCCTTGATGTTCTGAGGGCAACCCTCGCAGGTTTTGCTCTGAGGGCTCTCGATGCTGGGGTCGGGGGTATCGCCATCATTAGACCAGCAGTCAGGAGGTGCAGTCTCACCCGGAACGTACTTACCAGCGTAGTACTGTCGAGATACTTTGGGTGCACCATTAACGATGACGACGTTCATGGCACGGTTCTCGTTCTTGGCAATCTCTTCGCCGTTAACCATCAGACGAAAGACGCCGCCCCGAATCGAGATGCGCTTGAGGCCAGTGTTACCAGCCAGCGACTTGGTCATGTCATCGAGTTCGACTTCCTTCAGGTAGTCAGGTACGTTTTTACTAAACAAAGCGATGTCGCTCATGGTTACTTTCTCCTTATGGTGATTTCGTATTCACTATCAATGTTAAGACCGGGAGGATGGGCATCAGGGTTGGTCTCTAAAAACTCTTTCATGTTCGTCTGATGAATCCTCTTCTCAAGCAACTCCATCGTACCTTTCTCACGCATGAAGTCGTAGAAGCTTCCCCAGTCGTTAGTCCAGTAGCGATTTTTAACCGTGCGGTACGCCACGCCGTTAGGTGTGGAGAAGCTTGTAACGCCGGTCTCTTTTGAGATCTCGATAAGCTTGTGCTTCAAGACTTGCATCTGCTCTTCGATCTCAGAAGCTTTTGCGGTGTACTCTTTGTAGAGTGCATCCTTGGTGTCGCGCATCTTGATGTAAGCGGCGACGATCTTCTCAATAGGTGCGTCCATGGTTTCCTTCCGTGTCGGATCTTGGTCCGTTTTGTAACTGTAACCCAGTAACTTTAGTCTGTCAAGTATTCAATTCATTTTTATACAAGTCGATGATGCGGCTGTGGAAGTCCAATTTGTTTTGAAGCATTCCATACAGCTTAGTCTCCACAGGGCTTCCTTCGATATGCACAACAGTCACTGGGTTCTTCTGCCCCTGCCTATGCACTCGTGCGTTTGCTTGTAGGTAGGACTCAATTGAAGTCACAGGAGCATACCAAATCACTACGTTTGCCGCAGTTAGGGTTACTCCGTGTGCGGCGGCTTGAGGCTGGATGAGTAAGACTTTTGGATCTTGTTGTTCTTGGAATCGTTTAAAGGTATCGGTACGTTTGTTAACGCTCACACTCCCATCTATGATCTCTGCGGTAATGCCATTTTTTGTCAGGTGTTCTTTGAGCATTGCAAGAGTGTGGGTGAACGGAACAAACACCAGTACTTTATGGGTAGATTCTTCGATGACCTCCACCACAGCCGATAGCCGGTTAGACACATCGAACTCCACTACATTGCCGGTGTCGGTGTAGACCGCGCCGCAAGAAATTTGAAGCAGCTTGGTCAGGTTCGATGCAGCATTGATAGCAGACACTTCTTCTCCAGCAGCCTCAATCATCATGTCTTTTTTAAGTTGCTTGTAGTACTTGGTTTGTTGAGGAGACAGGGGGGTAAATCTTGATACGTGCGTAACTTCTGGTAGATCCAGACACTCCTCCTTGGTAAACCGTATGGCTGGTTGGAGCATCTTGTGAATGGTCGCTTCTGCCGACGGTTTCGGCACCCATTTAAATCTCGTCAGTTGTTGCATCACGGTATCTCTGAACCCGCCAAACAACATCGGGGCGGTGTCGGGGACGCACATCTTAGCCAGACCAAAAGCATCTAGTGGCGACTGTGCGGCAGGTGTACCAGTCATCATCCACATCCAAGTGTCAGTAGTCATGACTTCTTTCATCGCTTTGAACCGCTTGGTTCTTGGGTTCTTGTAGGCGTTTGCCTCGTCGATGATGATCAGGTCGAACCCACCGTGCTTGACGGCATCTTTTACAATCTCCAGCCCATCGAAGTTGATGATGACGTACTCGGACAAATTGTTGATGATGTCTTTGCGTTTGTCTCGGTTGCCGTAGGCAACGCTCACCGTGCGGTGCAACGCAAACTTAAACAGGTCGGCTTCCCACGCAGACTGCATGATCGACAAAGGGCAGACCACCAACACTCGGCGGATGATCCCACGCTCAAGTAGATAGTCTGATGCCCAAATGGCAGAGGCGGTCTTGCCGGTGCCCTGCTCGTTAAAGCAGAACGCCCGTTTGTGAAGGGTTAAAAACGAAGCCGTCTGAGTCTGATGGGACATGGGTTTGTACAGCCCAGGCCACTTGTAATCTTTCTCTATCGGAGAAGGAACATTCTTTAGATTTAGCTTGCGCAGGGTTTGTGCTTCTTCAAGCCCCCACTTAACGGCAACCTCGGCAACCTCTCCATTCGTTTGTAGTATCTTGCTGTTCTTTATGGTCTCGGTGATTCTTTCTGGGTACCGAGTTCTTACAACCAGTGTGTTGCCGTTAACTATTTGCACGTTTTTTCTTTTCCCGTGTACTGGTTTCGTTGACCAATCCGCGCTTGGAGTTGCGTTTAAAAGACCGGTTCTCTGAAGCGTCCATCACTGATAGGCCATCTTTATAGGTTCCGCCTTTTGATAGGGCCTTGTTATGGTGAACGTCTTTGCCATCCCCCTTCTTAACCTTCCCGGCCTCCTCCATGATCCTCCGCGCTCTGTTGCGCTCGGCTCGTTTCTTCTTGACCTTTTCGGTGCCGTCGTACTGCTCGTATTCTTTCTTGTAGGGCCGGGGCTTGTTGACGTAAGGCATGATGTCCTCCTAAGTAGAGCACCAATTTTAGGCTCAAACCTTAAGCCTGTACAGGTACGGCCTGCTCTTTGGCACGATCTGCACCACACCACGTAAAGTCAAGTCGGATAGCGCCCGTTGTGCTGAGTTCTCACTGGCTATGAAGTACTTAGCCATCTGTTTTATAGTGACGGGCTTCTTATGCTCTCGTATGTAATCGAGTATCTTATCTTCAATCTTCCGCATTTTTCGTCTCGTTGGCTAATTTGCGAATGTACCAGTCGGCCTTTTTCAGATCCTCAATACCATTCTTGTGCTTCCATCGCCAAAGATACTTCAGAGCATTACCCGTGCAGTAACCCTCAAACCCATCCAACCCTTCGCATGCCGCCTTGATTGCGTCGATGCACTCGATGCCGCCTTGGGTGTAGTGCGGCGGGTGATTCACCATGTCTTTGTCACTCATGTTTACTCTTTCCTTTCAGGTAGTGTTGCTGTCCATAGCCCGAGGCAGACCATCTCAAGTTCATCGTTGACTGGTCGTTTGTACAGGGCATCTTTCCAACCTTTGTTAAATCCCCGCTCGTACTCTTCAACCGCTTTTAATTCTCCAAGACTCTTGCCGTGCTGTATTCCAATCAAAAGGAAGATCAACATCAGCAGTGCCCATATCACGTTAATCAGTCGTGTATCTCGCATCTACCGCCCCCTTTAATTTAAACGGGTTGTTGTAGTACGTGCTTTGTGGAATTCTTGGCTCGGGTAATCGCATGCCGTCCATGTAGCGTTCTGGCTCTATGAATAACTCGTAGACATGAATCTTGGTTCCTCGATTCGTCTCGCTATACGGCAGTATCTCGACTATCTCTGCGAGGTTATCTCTGACCATGCGTCGTATCAGGCTTGCTGCCGACGGACGACTCTTCCCAATCTTCGCCGCCAATGACGTCACCGTGTAACGCTTCTTCTTTTCCATCTGTGTCCTCTAAGTAGTCAGGGGTTGCGAGTTTCCATCGGTCGTAGTTAGTCATTTCTCGTCCCTCTTTGTGTAGCCGTTCTCAGCCCATGCCACCTCATCTGTTAACAACTTCACGCGATGGCGTTCCTCGTCCAGCAGTCGCTTCAGTCTGAGGTTCTCTGCCTTCAAGTCTTTGATCTCTTGCATCAGCATGTCGAGTTCAACTGCGTTAATCAGCACTTGGTTCATGGCGGCTCCTAAAAAGGTGCGGGTTCGTAAGTAACTTCTTCCTTGGGTTGGGACACACGTTTAAGTTTTTCAGGGTGACACTTGACGTAACTGGGGAAAGGCCAGTCAGTACCGCTTGGAATGCGGACTTCTACAAGTCCTTCGTTTGCGGTAACAACCACGCCCTTCCGACCAGTGTCCTTCACCTGCACCCACATACCTTCTGTGAAGCGGTTAAGTGTTGGCATGCTCTTCCTGCACCCTGCGCAAGAGGTAGGACCGAGTAATCACCAAGGACCGGATACCATCCGTAATGTTGTCGATTTCGTCCTTGAGCATGGCGATGCGGTCCACTGCGTTTTCGGTCTGTAATTTACGAGCCGTTTCAGCGACAAGCTTCATATCCAAAGGAGGTTTTTTTGGTTCTGCCGTAGGGATGGCAGTCACAAGCTTGCCCTCCATCCTGAGTTCACCTCGCTCCACCAACCGTTTGATGGTTGAGTAGAGGCTTACTACAGGGATCTTCAACGCCTTTGCTATTCCAACTTGGTTAGACGGGCCGTTTTTGTTGAGGTAACGAATTACACGACTGTCATGTTTGGGTTTACGTCCTGCCATGGTCACTTCTCCTTAGTAAATGTTTTTTCCGTTATGTTCACAATCTACAACTGCACAAAACTTCCGACATGTGAAATTTGGTTTTGCATTCCACACATCGGTCTTGAACGCTGTTTCAAGGCGTTCAATTTCTGTAAGCCACTTGGTCCACGCTCCGCTCTGCTGATCTTCGGTGAACTCGGCTTTAACTAAACTTTCTGCAACAAGAAACACTAAACCTGCCTTAACTCTCTTGACATTTGGAAAATGTTTAAAGACCAGCAACGACAGCAACTCAAGCTGTTTGATGTCTGCGTACTGAGCGGACTTACCAGTCTTGTAGTCAACTATTTTTGCTTCGTCGCCGTCGATGACAAGCAAGTCGGCGATGCCTCTAAACCAAACGTCGGGGTCACGAAACGCACAGGGCTTGAATTCTTTGGTAAGCCCCATCTCGTACTCACAGTGCTTCTCTCCCGGCAATAACTTCAGGGCATCAAGATGCGGTTTGATAAACGCGTACTTCTCCGGGATGTCTAGCCCACCGCACACATAGTCCTCAGCGGCTTTGTGTACGGCAGATCCATAGTCAAGATGTGCTTGAGGTGGTTCGGCAACATCTTTTAGTACCCGCAGTCGGTAATACTTCCTGGGGCACTGCTGGAACAGCGAGATACTGCTGTACGACCAAGTGTACTTATCCATTGTGGCGAACCGCATTGAGCAAAAGTTTGGCTTCCACGACCAACTTCAACGCAGACTCTTCGGCTTCCTGATGCTTACGCTCATTAGACAGTTCGTAAACTTCGCGGACCAGTCGCTTGATCTCATCAGTGTGTGGGGCAAAGTCAATCACTTGGGTTACTTTCATTTCAGTCCTTTCCTAAAAATTCTACAATTTTTTTCGCACGCCCCGGCTGGCGCATAAGTCTCATGGCTTTTGCTTCGACTTGTCTAATTCGTTCTCTGGTGACTTTAAAAATAGCAGCCACTTGTTCCAATGTTAGTTCGGAGCCACCCCCAATCCCATAACGCAAACGCAATACTTTTGCATGCCGAAGAGGTAAAGAATCTAGATTCTCTGCGATACACTTTACTAACTCTTTTTTAGTTTGCTTTTGCTCCAGAGTCTCATCATCCTCGTATAAATCGCCTTCTAATTGGGCAACGTTGCCGCCAAGAACAGATCGCATGGCGTTTGCATCCAACAAAAACCTTTTGGTAACTACACTTTCGGTACTGTTTCTAGGTAGGTTCATGGTTAACTGCTCGGTCGTCCACAAGTCATGCGGGGCGGCACCTAGTGCTTCCATGACATCTTTGGCTAAAGGGCTAAACGTTCCGTCCTTGTTAACTGGCGGTTTGCGTAGGGAAACTAAACTACTTATCTCTTGGGCAGTGTAACCAATAGCCTTTGCAAAACTTGCGGCTGATTTGTACCCAGCATCTTCGATTGCAGTCAGTAGTAAATTATTGCGTACGGTGAATTTAACTCGGTACGCCTGAGCATCGTCAGAATCTCTAGCGTCAACAATCTCCATAACTATCTCCGTATCCAACTTCACAATTCAACGGAAGCGTCTCGGCCCACTTCGGTCTCCAACGCATGCACTCTTCAACATACTTAACTGCTTCTTCTCTTTCTTCGATGGGGGCGATACACGCAATCGCATCATGCACCGTCAAGACCACTCGGTAGCGTTTAGCCACACGGAGCATCTGCTCACCAATCACACAACGGGCAACTGCTTGGCAGATGTTCTCCACAACTTTCCCGCCGTATATCCGAGTGACACCTTTCCTAGTGTCGTAGATGTACTGGGGGGTGCCGTCATAAAACTTCTCGCCGGTCTCACGCAGATTCAGATACCGAATCGGCATGCCGCTTGGGATGTCGAACCCAACTCCGGGTAACAGACTCACCGCTTGTGGCTGTGCGCAGAAGTCAAATGTCTTGAGTTCCGTAGACGCAAGGGCTTCCAAACATCGGCTAGCAGAATCCCAAAGTCCTGGGATGTAGGGGAAGTTTTCTCTGTATCGTCTAATAATGAATTGGGATGTCGACTCTTCCATGTGCACACCAACCGACCGCATGTGCAACATAAACTTCTTGTGCCCTAAGCCATACCCGCATCCTAATACTACGGTCTTGCCTAAGAAGCGTTCTTCCGTAGTAATGTCGTCGACTGGCTTGCCGTAGATTCTAGAGGCCATGATCTTATAAACGTCCTCGCCAGCCTCGAATGCTAGGACCAAATCTTTTTGCCCTGCCAGCCAAGCAAGAGTCCTAGCCTCGATCTGAGAAGAGTCAGCGTCAATAATCACGTAGCCCTTGGGTGGGATGATTGACTTCTTGAGCATGCCAGCGTTCTGCCCACGTGACGGGAGGTTCTGTAGGTTTAACTTGTCGTCGCCACCCCAACGCCCGGTGTGTGCCGCGTAGTAACGCAGAGGGACCGGAAGGCTACCCCGTTTCGCTATTGAGATTAATCTCTCGGTGCGTGTCTCTTCGAGCGTACTTTTTGTCCCAAGCCTAGCCGCCGCAAGAGCCTGTACTTTCTCGTCACGGTGCTCAAGGAGAGCCTTGAACCCGTCATCACTCTTTGCCAACGCCGGGGCCAACTTGCCTGTGGTTGGACTTATCTTTACGGGGACATCAACGCCCATGCTCTCAAGCAACTGCGCAAACTTGGGCTGAGACATTAGGACTTCTTTATCCACCCCGGCGCTGGAGAGCAATGCTTCCTTCCGGGCCTTAACTTCTTCTAGGTGCTGCTCAAGTAGTGGGAGGTTCAACTGCAAGACCGGGTCGGTGAACATCCGCATCGTCAGATCAATGAGCTTGAGTTCCTTCTTGTTGTAACTCTCTTTTAGGATATTAAAAAGCTTGTAGGTGATGTCGACGTCGTTACGGCAGTACTCCCCGTACTGATGCAGTTCTTCAGCAGTGAAGTCGGCTTTATGCTTGCCCATCGCTAGGACCACCTCGGTCCCTTTTTTGCCTACCCCGTAACGATCCGCGAGTTTTGCGAGGCTGTTGCCCACTTCTGAACCGTCCACCGCCCGAGCCATACACAGCGTATCAAGGTACACATTAGGCTTGATTCCGTATCTCCAACTGAGAATCGCACCATCGAACATCATGTTGTGCGCTAGCACAAAGGAATTCTCCCAATCGAATTGGGCTAGGAATTTATCTACCTCGTTGGCGCACCAAACTGCTTCGCCGTCATCAACTTTAACTGCTACCCCGATCACTTCGAACCGATCATCACGCACATACTCTTCCGTTGTCATCTTCGAAAGAGAAAACTCTCTGTCGTAATAGGTTTCGAAATCAAGCGTAATCAGCATCACTCCCCCTTCTTGGGAACGGTCATCGCAAAATTGTCGCGCAACCACACGGACAATTCCTCTATGTTGTTTTCGTTTATTGTGAATGTAGAACCACCGGCTTCTCTAATCCGACGCAGTTCCCTATCTTGTAATGCAGTCGTAGTGCCGCGACCGGCCTTGCACTCTACCGCAAAAAAGTACCCTCGGTAACATCCAACGATATCGGGAATACCACTACGCCCATAGCCACCAGTAGCAGGCATAAAAGAATACACGCCGTACTCTTCTAATATCTTCTTAACTCTTTGTTTTACCTTGGCTTCGGGGGTAGACACCGCATCTCCTCATGGGGTAAGTAGACACAGTATAGGTGTAAGTTTTCAGGAATGCAAGGGGGTAAACATAAAAAAAGGGACATGGTGACTATTCGTCAGCATGTCCCTAACCCTCGACCAAGAAAAGCAACGGGGTTGAGCCCCCCGTCAGGGCTTGCTACTTAGCAAAGCGTAACTGTATCACCTCCGACCAAGTAATACAAAGTGGCTTCCGGATCTCTTTCGATATCACTCTTGAACATCACGCCAACATTCTCAACTGGTTGGCTAGGTTCGCACAACTTAATGAGTGCTAACTTCTCTTGAAAGTTTTGCGGCATATCGTATGTCGAATTCAACTTAACTATCTCGGGATCATCGGCACTAATTTGTGCGTACCACATTGTCCCGTCAGAAAAGTTTACGACGACAGCGCCACCCTTATCGACTTCTTTGTTAATTGAGCAGGCAATCCTGAGATCATAGAAGTTTTGGACCTTCTCCTCGGTAGAAAACAATTTCGCAATGGTGCCTTCGATCTTGGGTTGACTACCTTCGTAGCAATCAAGTAAGAACATAGCGATCTCGGTACCCGTTTTGTTTGTGTCTATATCTCGGAGTACCTTGTATCTAGCGTTCGACACCATGTTACCGATTTGACTCTTTGCCTCAGCGATCATTTTGCTTTTGAAAGCACCAGTGACGGGCACCAAGAACACTTCTTCCATCACCTTGATTGCTTTGTGGGCATCCTTGGTCGTGATAGTGCTTCGGTTGTGCCCCCTGCGCTTGTTGATGTTGTCCGAACTGATATGGTAGACATCCATCACCCCACGCCCACGGTATTCCTCTCGCTTGAGTCTTACCCTACCCAAGTACTGAGAGTCTTGATACACAGATAGAGTCCCGATGAATTCAGTATCGTATTTCCAACCATCTTTGTCGGCAACGAACTTCACTTGGGGGTGTAGTACATAGTAGTTGCTGATCAAATCCTCCAACGGTTTGGGTAGCGTCAGTTTTTGGGACATACGGTTTTCAAAGTTAGGCAATGCCATCTTGTGTTCCTTTCTTACCAGTTAAATTTCGAGAGGATGTCGTCGACTTTGTTCTTGGTCTGCAACCGTATCTCGTCGCTTTCCTTGAGCATCTCGGTATCCACAAGCAATAGCGCAGATGAGAGATCACGCTTGGCTTGATCCAGTTTGGCATCCTTGGTGATGTTGAGATGATTGAGTAGATCTACCAACTCTTTAGCGTTTCCTAGCATCGTATCGTGGAAACCCTTACGCTTACCCTCCTCGTCGTTGGCTAGGCGATCACTCATGTGACTGAGGCATTTGTGCAGTCGCTCCCAAACATCACGCATGGCTCCCTCGATACGCTCATTGAAGTTAGCCTCGTACTGCTGAATCAACTCGGCTTTGGCTTGCTCGTTGATGTCGATGCGGAAATCCCCCGCAGTCGGCACAGGTGTGAACGCATAGGCAAAGCGGAACTTGCCCATGATGTTGTCCACATCGGGGTACTCCTCACGATTAAACATGTCTCCCAGAGAGAAAGCCGCCGCTGATATCAGAGTAGGATACTCAACGAAAAACTTTTGGCACAGTCGGTTGAACTCCATCTCATGCGCATTCAACTCGGCTTTGTAGTCCAAGAACTGAGACATCGTCACCAGTCGTGTGCCCTTGTCAGACCACGGCAAAGTTTTCTGCGTATTCCACAGGCGAACCCGAGCGGCATACTTGTTCACATCTTCAAGGCTCTTGCTACCGGCAAGTAGGTTCTTGTGGTAATTGCCACCCCGCGCTCTAGTTTTCTTGACCGCATCCACTTCCTCGGACACTTGCTTGTCCAACTTACGGGCAGTCCAGCATGAGACATTCAACTCGACAAGCATGGCACTTGTTGCGATTCCAATGGTTTCCATTTGGTTTTCCTTTCTTAGTATCAGGGACAAGATGACTATTGGTCACTTTGTCGTGTCTTGTACTGCTTGATCAAATACTCGATCACTTGGGTAAACGAAAGGTTTATCCCGAGTCGGTCCACCAACTCGTTCTTGATGTCGAGCAACTCGTGGGCTGTTTCTTTGCTAATGCTCACACCCACGCGACCGTCTTTACTTGCGACTTTAGTTTCCATTTAGATCTCCACTAGAGCAGATTGACCAATAAGAGGAACGAACCTCTTGTTATTAACAACACACCAAAACACAGGAACTCCCATATTCTCCCACAACTCTACCTTGTGACGATAGAAGTACCCGTCAGTCAGCATGACCACGCATTGCGGCTCCAACTTGTTCTTCATCACAAACCTCGGAACGCAGTCGGGATCAGTACCACCACCGCCTTTGGGCTTGGTCGAATTGATTACTGTTGCTACCTCGGAACCATAGTAGATTTCATGGCTCGCTACCTCGGTATCCCAATAAAGAACCTCCACGCGCTCAGGCATGATCTCTTCGCAGATGTTCGCCATCTCACCCAAGAACTGCCCAAGCACCGGCCCACCAATCGAACCCGATGTGTCAATGCCTATCACGATGCACTCTGCCTTTTGTCCTACCATGCTAGGCATGATGATGTCGGCCCCGAGGAACCTCCGATTCGGTCTGCGCCAAGTCGTGATCTCGCCACCCTTGGTCGTCACCTTCACAAAGTCTCGCAACGCCTCACGCCAATCCACGCGGGGATGCAAGATTTCCTCGATGCCACGGGGCATGTTGCCCTTCATCTTGCCTGCAAGGATTGCACCCTCACGCAAGCCGTGATCAATCTCTTGCTCGAGTTTCTCTTTCTCCTCGTCTGATAACTCAGCGGCACCATCCCAGTCATGCTCATCCATCGAGTCGTTGGGTTGGTTGCCACCATTGGGCTTTGATTGCTTGCCGGGACTTGATGACCCTCCGTCATTTTGTCCCTCACCTTGCCCATCTCCGGGTTGGCCTTCCTCGCCTTGTTCACCCTGCTCGTCTTTGAGGATGTCGTAGACTTGCTTGGTGTCCATGTTGCGGAACCGCTCGTCGAGTAGCCCGATCTGATTGCCGTCTTGATCTCTTGGCATCACAACCACAAAACCGTCTGGGTCCATGTCGTGAATCTGAAGATTGATCACATAGTCAGCCGCCATGTTGGTCAGCCGCATGTTCTCTTTCGCCAGTTTCTTCCATGTCGAGATATGCCGATACGCCTTGTGCATTGCCTCGTGTACTACCAAGAAAGCAAGCATCTTGTCGTCAAGCATCTCCACGAACTCGCGCCCGTAGTCGACATCGCGCCCATTTGTTCTTGCGGTAATCGGCTCGTCAAGCACAGTTACTTTGCCGATCATGAACATCCCGCTAAATAAGCAGAAGTCCTTGTGCCGCATGAGCGTCACATGTGTGCGCTCGATTCTTTGTTCAGCAGTTAGTTTCATTTGAAAACCTCCTTGTGCAGTTTTGTGTACTCGTCTTGCAACTCAACTATCCAATCTTGGAGAATGTCTAGACCAACGACATCTCGCGGGATTGTTGAGAGCAAAAAAACCTGTCCTTCTTCCTTGTCTATGCGATATCTCAGTACCCCATGCACACGAAAGTTCTGCGGGTGTCTATAAGTAAATTTCATACCGCCTCCTAGAACAAGTATTGGTTCTCACGCATCCAATTCACAAACGAACCGGATGTCATCATGATCTGCTTCTTCTCGGGGTGCTTACCAGCAGTCAAGCAAAACACAGACTGCAACTCTTTCGGTGTGCGCTTGAGATACTCGAACCATTTGCCGATGTTGCCCCGGTCCACTCGTTGAACTGCGCCGTAAGCCATGATGCACAGCGCCGCCGGTGAAGTCGGCACAATCGCCGTTTGTGGATTGGTAATCACATCTTCCCAAAGCGGTAGTGTGTCTGCTACTTCGACATAGGCAGTCATATCTCTCGCCGCCGCATCGCCAATCGTTCCGCTCAACGCAGTCACCAACGCATTGCGTGTCATCAGGCTACGCTTCTTGATGATGTTGCTTGCGCGGTGGCCCGAGCGCGGAGAGAAGTATGACCGTTTCGGGTTCTTCGGGTTGAAGTTGTACGGATTGTCTGCTTGCGCAGGATCCTTGTACGATGCCATGCAATGCGGATAAGCCTTGACCCATGCCATGACCTCGGGCGCAACCCCATTCAACGCCGCCCACTCTAGCCATTCCTCAGCCGTTGGGTTGGCAATCGGGCAGATGGTCAGCCGGTTGATCGAGTGGTCCTTCAACAAATCGCCCACGCCATCCGTCGTATTGTTACCAGCAGTAATGACGATGGAATCTTTGTGCAGTTTGAACCCGCCGATCCTTCTCTCTGATAGCAGAGGATGGAGCATGTTCTGTACCGCAGGTGATGATGGTTTGGTGAACTCGTCAATGAAGATCACGCATGGGTCGCCATGTTGGAAACCCCACGCTTCGTTCGGATACAACGCCGTCGTGCGAGTCTCATGGTTGGGCATGGGGATGCCGATGTCGCCCAACTCGGTGTTGGGGGTGTCGATATAGATGCCACGATAGCCCGTCTTTTCCACGATACGCTCGTACATAGCAGTCTTACCAACGCCGGGCTGTCCGACAAGATGGGTAGCGACTTCGTTTCCAACACTAAGGATGAACTCCTCGGCTTCTTTGAGGGTCATTTCTGTGCGCAGGTTAACTTCCATTTGGTATTTCCTTTCTTAGTAGAGAGACAGAGAACAAAATTAAAAAGACAACGACAGGTAGTGCTTGTTGGAATCGTGTACTCCGCGATCCCGTGGTAATACTTCCTTCTTATTGAATACTTCGCTAGCAAAGCGGTACTTGATCAACTCGTAGAAGTGATGCTTGGCATCCTCAAACTTAGCGATCCGCATACCAGCGTAGTTAGCAGGCTTCTCCATCAGTACAGAGCAGAGCATCTTGTTGGCAAGGTGGTAAAACCGCTTGAGTTTCTCCCCCTCGTCAAGTGTTAACGCTTCGTTTAGCAGATCAAAGAAGATCAACATGCTATCGGCAACTCTGCGCTCGGTTCTTACTGCACTCTTGAGTGATGGCATGTAATAGACCCGATTCAACTCAGAAACAAAGAACTCTTCCAAGTCATCCGTGTTGGGGTTCACTTCGACATACTGATTGATTGTCAGCATGTCGCGGATGAAGATCACGAACGATGCGTACTTCTCCCGCATTGCTTTCATCGCATCAAAGTCAATGCTGTGTTGGCATTCGATTTCATACCCACGGATTGCACCATCAGCGGATATTTCCACATAGCCACGATTAGGCATGCGATAGAAAGTACCCTTGTAAACTGCATAGATCTTCCCTTTCTCCCTCTGAAAGTGGAGGGCGTCGGTCTTGCTGGTCTCGTTCAGCACACAGGTGGTCGAGATCGACGGGTATCCACAAATGCTGAACTCCCTGCGCCCATCGGGATGCAGTCGGACCACATGGTTGTTGTAGTAGGAAAAAACAATCTCGCTCCCATAACGCTTGTGTATGAGGGATCGCGTGTACCTACGCTTCGCACCAAGTGGACGAAAGCCTAATTCTTCCCCTTTCGAATACGGGCGAACGCTCTCGTAGTGATCGTGTGCCATTGCGTAAGTAGGCAGATGCGGTAAACCTTCGGGCATCCATTGCCCCTGCGGATAACTGCTGTGTTGTGTGTAATAACCCATGTCACTCTCCCAGTATAAGAACCAAAACCAACAACACATAGAACATCGTGAAACCAATGATGCCCAAGGCCCATGTTGCTAGGTTGTCACGCACGCTCAGACTGCGATCCCAAAACAACTCTTTGATCCAATTCATTTCACGGTCTCCCGCTTGAATCAACCCACCCCATACCGACATAGTCGGATGGGTCCTCGTACTCCTCTTCTTGGCTCACCTCCTTGTCGTCCTTTGCGGCAGACTCATAGGCGGCATTCAACTTGTTCACTTCTTGCATGAACTTGGCTAGTTCATCCTCGGTCATGTTGTCTCGGTATTTCATGCTCATCACACATCTCCTTTGATAAGAATTGGTTGATTCATAAACGCTTCCCTCTGTAGATACGACGGGTCGAACCCGTAGCACCCAGCCGATATGCTTATGTGTTTGTTAATAAACTCCCTAGTGAATTGGTCGCACGGCATGAGACCTACTGCTTTGTGCCCTGCCGTTGTCGTTACTGCCGTAGTCCACCTCAACTTCAATTGCTTTCTCATTTCACTTCCTCCTCGACATGCTGATCGTTGGTCATTTTGTCCACTTTGTACCCTCGGTTCATCCACACTTCCATCTTGATGTTCTTGAACCAATCGGCAACCGTGGGTATGCGACCCCCACAATCTTCTTTGACATGCTGTTCGCCGATATACCGAACGGGTACAGTCCGTCCATCGCTGTTTGTTATCGTGCTACCGAACACCCGCTCACACTCAAAGATGCCTTGCGAATGGTGTCTGAGCGCACGATGTCTCGCGTCCGCGAACACTTCCTTGGTCGCGTCGAACCAGTCGTGGATGGGCTGATAGTCCTCGGGCTTGCCGCCCCAAATTTTGACGCTTGTGAGCGCGTGATGGTGCGGGTGCATTATTTGCCCTCCTCAGAAGTGACCGTTTCCTCATCTTCTTCGTCAGCGTCCGTGTAGTCGAACTCATGCGCGTCGGTCTCCATTCGGTTGATCTCCACATGCAGCATTACAGTCGGCGGGGTTTTGGTCAGGTCGATGGTCAAGGTGCCTTGGCCCCCCTCGTTGTTGTACCAGTCGAACCCCTCATGCTCTAGCAGGCTCTCGGTGACATCCCGCAGGATCTCGCTTAACTCCATGGGCATCTCTTTGGTTTTAGTGACCCACTTCCCCGTCTCATGGTCGAACTCGTCGCTGGTCTTGGCCCAGTCAAAGGTGATGCCGTCCATGCTGATCTCGTTCTCAAAAGCATCGTAGAGAGTGCCTCTCTCGACTTCGCCCGAGTCCCCACCGCCTTGGAAGTTGACGATGACCCGATGCCCACCAAGAACCTTGAGCATGTTGAAGAACAACTCTTTTTGTTCCCTAGTATCAAAATATAGGCTTGCCATTTTGTTTCCTTTCTACTGATTACGAATACCGGGACATCCTGACCGATGGTCACTTTGTCCCCCCCGAACTGCTACTGCCTATCCTCACGCTCGATCCAATCGGCATCGACAACGCTTGGGTAGAACTCTGCGAAATACTTCTTCTCGTCCATTGACTGCACTTGGACGCGGCCTGTGCTTGCAGGCTTGTGGGGTTTGGTTATCCCCATGATGTAATGCGGCACCCCACGGATGTGGGCGATGTCGCCGACTTTTACTTCGACATTGGTTTTTGTATATACAAGTTTCATGTTTCACGCCTCCGTGCGTTTGGGGTTTATCTGCTTTAGCAGGGAAAAGTCTGTGATGCGGGTATAGCCCATCTTGTTGCTGATGGGGGCGATGCACCAACTCATACGCTCTTGGCGGGACTGCTCCTCCCCGCACTCAAGGCATACACGCTTGCCGATCTCCCACCGAGCGGGGTCGATCTCGTCGTCGCAAATGCGGCACTTGGGAATAAGGTACATATTCGCGGACATAGTGTCGTCTCCCTACGCTACTAGGGACCAAAAACATACGGCTGAAGATGCAGGGTCGGGACACAGGTTGGCTCGGAATCCACCGGGCATGAAGTTGCCGCTTTGGAATTCTTCGCGTACGCCGACTGCCATGCCTTCGATTTGGCTCAGAGATTTGATGAACAGAATGTTCCATTGGAAGTCATGCGCCGCGATGCTCGGATCGTAGGTGCTGTAATGTTCGAAAACAGGGTCGTAATGTTCCAATTGTTCGAGATTGGATTCGGTTGGGACAGAGTGACTGATGGTCATGATGTCGTGCCTTTCTTGGTTGGTGATGGAAAAGGATGTACTTCAATTTTTTCGCCCTAAAGGGCTATTATAGCATGGAAACTATACAAAGTCAAGTGAATGTCGGGTCGCAAAGGGCAAAAACGGGGGGTAATGTTCGAAAAAGGGTAAAAATTCGTACAATCAAGAACAAAAGGCCCGCTCTGGTATTGGTTTGTACGGAATGTTCTATTGTTCTATAGTTTTATAAGTACATTCTCGTGCGAGGCTGGTGGGTGCGGAGAAACACTTGCAGAGAGCCTCTTGAACAGATTCGGTTTTGGCACTTTTACCCTCAAAAAGTCCGAACAATAGAACAAATCAATGTTTTCAATGACTTACGAAAGAACAATACAAAGAACAATAGGGGCACTTCCGTACAAACCAATAACGACGCGGGGGTAATGTTCGAAAATTTTTTAGGGGGTCAAAGACTACCCCGTTGGAGTGACCGTTCCCTCCATGCGACATACTGGCGGTCGGTCATCATGTCTGGCCCGGCTGGTGAAAACTTTTTTATTGCGGCCGTGTTTTTTGGTGGCATTTTGTGGCATAGTGTGAATGGGCATTTTGCCCGCGATTCTTACTTTGAAAGGAAACACCATGCAACAGAAGCCCGTTGTCTCTGCCGTCATCTCTGCCCTATCAGAGAATCAAACCAACGAAGCCCGCAAGGCGGGCGCGTTATTCGCTCGATCTGAACTTGAAGCCGATGAGGCTTTTGAGGTTTTCGCCCGTGCCGTGGGCGAAGCCCCGGTCTATGCGGTTTATGAGCAAGCCCGGATTGAGTGGGTATCGTCCTACACCACTACCAAACCGCATACAAAGGGGAATACCGCTGACAAAGCCTTTGGGAGGTTCGTGGGGCGTTTGCGTGAAAAGTATCCGCTCGATATTCAGAAGCCGGTCTCTGACAATCCAGCCGCCCGTAAAAAGGCGGCAGAGCGTGAGGCCAAGCGTGCGGGGATTCTCGAAGCGCATGAGGGTATTGATACTAGCGAACTACGCTCACGGCTTGCCAAGGCGTTTAGTACTCTCGCATCTAACCCGGATTCTAAAGTGGCAGAAGCCGCCGTTAAGAATCTGAAAGCCGTCATCCGTGAGCGCACTAAAGGCGAGTCTGCCGCGTTGAAAGCCGACCTCACCGCCAAGCGTACAGAGATACGCGGTCTACTCTCTGGGTGCGATGATATCGAGCGCCTGGACGCGGTGATTGAGATTCTCTCGCCTGAGAATAATGTAAGCATCCAGTAACTAAGCCGACCCAGACCCCCGGATTTTTCCGGGGGTTTTTCCCTACCCCGTTGGAATGACCGTTCCCAATCTTCCCGACTGGGGACAAGCTGGTCGATCTGGCCCTGGTAGCTGGGCCCAGCTAATCCCGACTGCACTGCGGGGTCATACCAGGGAATGTCGCACAACGTGGCTTTTTGTGAGACTATACGTATTGACATGTTGGGATTCGCTCAGCATGTCGAGGGCCATACCGGCCACAAGTAGTCAACACAAGGAGCATCACATGAAGAACGCAACACAACAGCAACCAGTCGCAGCAGCCATCTCGGCCATCAGCCAGCAGCAGCATGAAGCAGCCAGCACCTGTGGATCGCGCTGGGGCAAGAATCGCCAGGAGCGCATCGAGATCGCCACCGACTACTCCCGCATGCTGGGGACCGAGCCGACGTTCTTGGAGTGGGAAGCAGCCAGGACCGACTGGGTCAACGGGTACACAGCAGCCAACCCTGGCAACACCGGGAACGCAGCCGACGCGGCCTGGGCCGACTTCAGCAAGCTGCTCAATGACCTGTTCGGCCTGGTCAAGCCCAAGTCGAAGTCGGACGCAGCCGTCAAGAAGGGGAAGGAGCGCAGCGCGAAGGAGCAGGCCCTGTTCGACAAGTACAAGGACAAGGGCGTCGCTGATCTCCAGGGCATGAGGCGCGCAGCACTCGAGAAGGCCGCAGCCGGGTCTGACCTGGCTGAGAAGATCGCAGCTGAGATCAAGAAGGTGCTGCGGGTCAAGACCAGGGATCAGGACAAGGCTATCGCCGAGGAGCGCACTGCACTGCGGCAGCAGGTTCGCGCAGCAGCCAGCAAGTGTACCGACCTCGAGAAGCTCCAGGCCGCGCTCGACATCCTCGACGTGGAGACTGAGCTGAGCTTCATCGACGAAGACATCGACGCCTGACCCAGCAACACCCAGCAGCAGCCCCGGCCCAGCGCCGGGGTTTTTTATTGCCTGGCGCCACCGCAGCAACCAGGCCAGCCAGGCCGACCCACCCAGTCCCACCCCCCCAAATCGACCAGATGGTACCTAACTCGCACATAGCACATTAATCTGCACCGTCAATACGCAACTTTTGAAATAGTTGACTAATTTGGTCAAGTATGACTTAATGCCGAAAGGGGGAAAGCGGTCTCCTCATCCGAGGTCCGGTAAATGAACGTGCTTACACCGGCTGCAAAGATCGTGAGTACCCCCCACCCCCTTGTGTTTTTCCCACAAGCTGTTATATTTGCCAACATTGAAACGCACCCCCTTCTCTTTTTTGGAGTCCCGTTTCCTCCATGACTATAAATATCACGCCAGATAGTGATCACCCGCATCCAGAGAATCTTAGCGATGAGGTCGGCGCGTCTCTGAAAGAAAATACTAGGATTGCTGCCAACACTGCTTCTCTTATGGCTGAATTAGGCATGCCGTTCGAGATGACAGAAGACGACCAAGAAGAAGCCAGACGGTTATTCAAAGCAGTAGACGTTGAGAAAAAACGCACAGAACCTGCCTCTGCGTACAATCCCCCCAACTTATATAAAGGCTCCGTTGCCATAAAGCTCGGCGCCCTTCTAGATGCTTACGACGGACAAGTCGTAAATGATGCAGTCCAAGCTAGGAACTACATCACCAACAGACTACTTGAGATCAGCCAATGCGGAGACGTCAAATACGAACTCCGTGCCATTGAGTTACTAGGAAAGCTTTCTGATGTTGGAGCTTTCACAGAAAAATCTGAGATCACGATTACTCATAAAACGTCGGATGACCTTCGAAAAGCCATCCAAGACAAGATTCAGCGACTGCTGGATATGGAAGTAGTAGACGTTGAAGCAAAAACACTGGAAGAAGAGTTAGGGATAGATGAGCCCCCAGCAATTACAGGATCTGCTGAAGAAGCTACCCAACCTACCTGAAGCCCATCTCCGCGCCCTTTATGCTGACTTGGCTCAGCACGAGGTGGTTAAAGAGAGGGAAGATGCCAAGGGTAACTTCATGCACTTCGTAAAGAAGGTGTGGCCTAATTTTATTGAAGGTGCACACCATAAGAAAATGGCTCGGGCATTTGAAAAGGTGGCATCAGGCAAACTAAAACGCCTGATTATTAACATGCCACCACGGCATACCAAGTCTGAGTTTGCGTCTTACCTTCTCCCAGCGTGGTTCCTGGGTAAATATCCCCACAAAAAAGTTATTCAAACTTCACATACCGCCGAGCTAGCCGTTGGATTCGGTAGAAAGGTGCGAAATCTTGTCGATCAGGAAATCTATACATCGGTATTTCCGGGAGTTGGACTACAAGCGGACTCTAAAGCTGCTGGGCGGTGGGCGACTAACGCTGGTGGAGACTATTTTGCTATCGGTGTGGGGGGCGCCGTCACTGGTAAAGGCGCTGACTTGCTCATTATTGACGACCCTCACTCAGAGCAGGAAGCGGCTCTGGCTGAAATTAACCCAGAGATCTACGACAAAACCTACGAGTGGTACACATCAGGCCCAAGACAGCGACTCCAACCAGGGGGGTCCATCGTCATAGTGATGACAAGGTGGTCAAAGAAGGATTTGACCGGCCAAGTTATCAAAGCAGAGGCGCAAAGAGGTGGAGAAGGGTGGGAAGTTATTGAATTTCCTGCAATTTTGCCGTCTGGAACACCCCTTTGGCCTGAATTTTGGTCACAAGACGAGCTTGAGGCCCTCCGAAACGAGCTTCCGAACGGAAAATGGCAAGCTCAGTACCAACAAAACCCAGTTTCTGAGTCTTCTGCCATCGTAAAACGTGAATGGTGGCAGATTTGGGAGGAAGAAGACCCACCTTGGTGTGAATTTACTCTAATGGCATGGGATACGGCGTTTGAAAAGAGTAATCGTGCCGACTACTCCGCATGCACGCACTGGGGTGTGTTCTATAAAGACGACGATACGGGCACGCCGCAGGCAAACATTATCTTACTCAACGCATTTCGGGACCGGATGGAGTTTCCTCAGCTTAAACAGACTGCGATTGAGCAATATAAGGAGTGGGAGCCCGACTCAGTCATTATTGAGAAGAAAGCTTCCGGGGCTCCGCTAATATATGAGATGCGGGCCATGGGCATTCCGGTGCAGGAGTTCACGCCGAGCCGAGGGAATGACAAGATTTCCCGACTAAACGCAGTTTCTGATTTGTTTGCTTCAGGAAGGGTATGGGCACCGAACACCCAGTGGGCCGAGGAAGTCATTGATGAAGTTGCAAGTTTCCCTGCTGGGGAGCATGATGACTATGTTGACTCCGTATCTCTTGCGATGATGAGGTTCCGCAAGGGCGGCTACGTGCGCACACTTCTCGATGAGGAAGACGAGCAACAACAATTTAGACGCAGACAACCTGCGTATTATTAAGGACAAAAAATGGCAATTGAGAAATCACTGTCCCAAGCACCGCTTGGTCTAACTGAAGAAATGATGGAAGAAGCCGCAATGGCTGAGCCTGCCATCGAGATTGAGATCGAGGATCCCGAAAAAGTCAGCATTGAGATGGGTGGCTTGGAGATTGAGATCGAGCCAGGGGAAAAAGATGATGACTTTAACGCCAACATCGCTGAGGATATGGATGAGGATGAGTTGGTTGGCTTGGCTACCGACCTCCTTGGTGAGTTTGAAGAAGATCTCTCATCCAGAAAAGACTGGATGCAGACATACGTCGATGGTCTTGACCTTCTGGGTTTGAAGCTGGAGGACCGCACGGAGCCGTGGCCCGGAGCCTGTGGTGTGTACCACCCCCTGTTGGCTGAGGCTGTAGTGAAGTTCCAGGCCGAGACGATCATGGAGACCTTCCCGGCGCAAGGTCCAGTTAAGACACAGATTATCGGCAAAGAGACTCCCGAGAACATGGAGGCTGCGTCTCGGGTTAAAGAGGACATGAATTACCAGTTGACCGAAGTGATGGTCGAGTACCGGCCTGAGCATGAGCGCATGCTGTGGGGTCTGGCGCTGGCAGGTAATGCGTTCAAGAAGGTGTACTTCGACCCGAGCCTTGAGCGTCAGGTCTCTATATATGTTCCAGCCGAGGATGTTGTTGTTCCTTATGGCGCAAGTAACTTAGAGACCGCCGAGCGGGTGACGCACGTGATGCGTAAGACGCCAAACGACCTGAGAAAACTTCAGGTGGCTGGCTTTTATAGAGACGTTGACTTAGGTGAGCCCCATGACACTCTCGACGAGGTGGAGAAAAAGATCGCAGAGAAGATGGGATTCCGAGCCACTTCTGACAACCGGTTCAAGGTTCTGGAGATGCAGGTTGACTTGGACCTCCAAGGGTATGAAGACAAGGACAAGAATGGCAATGAGACAGGTATCGCACTTCCTTACATTGTCACTATTGAGAAGCAGTCGCAAACAATCCTAGCGATCCGAAGGAATTGGCACCCAGATGACCCCACAAAACAGAAACGCAGCCACTTTGTCCACTATCCGTACGTTCCAGGATTTGGGTTTTACGCTCTTGGCCTCATCCATCTCATTGGCGCTTTCGCCAAGTCTGGCACTTCTCTTATCCGCCAACTTGTGGATGCGGGAACTCTATCCAACCTACCGGGTGGATTCAAAACCAAGGGACTGAGAGTTAAGGGGGACGACACCCCCATCGCCCCGGCTGAGTTTAGGGACGTTGACGTAGCCTCTGGAACCATTAAAGACAACATCATGACGCTCCCGTACAAGGAGCCAAGTCAGGTGTTGTACAGCTTGCTGGGAACAATCGTTGATGAGGGACGCCGGTTTGCTAGTGCAGCCGACCTTAAAGTCAGCGATATGTCAGCCCAGTCGCCCGTGGGTACTACGCTGGCGATTCTTGAGAGAACTCTGAAGGTGATGAGCGCCATCCAGGCGCGGGTTCACTACGCCATGAAGCAGGAGTTCCGGCTTCTCAAGAACATTATTAGGGATTACACGGATGACGAATACACGTACGAGCCTG